GTGCTCAAGGTTCTCAAGGAGTTCAAGGTCTCAAGGCGCTCAAGGTTCTCAAGGAGCTCAAGGAGCTCAAGGCGCTCAAGGTGCTCAAGGTGCTCAAGGCGCACAAGGATCTCAAGGGCACAAGGTTCTCAAGGTGCTCAAGGTTCTCAAGGTGCTCAAGGTTCTCAAGGTGTCCAAGGTACTCAAGGTATTCAAGGACCTCAAGGCGCTCAAGGTATTCAAGGACCTCAAGGCGCTCAAGGTGTTCAAGGTTCTCAAGGATCTCAAGGTGCTCAAGGTGCTCAAGGTTCTCAAGGTTCTCAAGGTTCTCAAGGTTCTCAAGGTGTTCAAGGCGCTCAAGGTGTTCAAGGAGTTCAAGGTGCTCAAGGTTCTTCAATAATATATCTAGGTACAGATCAAGATACTATTGTTACTGGTCATTTCGTTGGACTAGGAAGTTCCGGTACGAACTTTGCACGAAATTCTGTAGTAATACCGGTTAATGGAACTATTACAGGTTTGAGACTAAACATCCGCAATAATATCTTAACAGCAGCCGACTTAGTAACTGCTACGATTGTTATAAGTACAGACGGTGGTTTCACATCTTCAGCCATAGGTACTCCTATAACAATAACTGGACCAAATAATGCAACTACTCCAAATCCTTGCGCATTTATAGATGAAAATATTAATGTAAGTGCATGTAATCTAATATCAGTAGAAATTACTACTAGCATGGGAGGCTTAGCCAGTGGTGTAGCAATTGATATAATCTTGTCTATCTAATAATAGTGTAAAAGTCGTGCTTTTGCACGACTCAGAGTGTCGACAAGTTCGACACTCTGTTCTTATTTTGAATTAATCCAAAGGCTTCATATTTATGAGAGGATATATTTTATTTTCACTTATATAAAATATAAAAGATAAATAATGTAAAAAAATCCTCCATTATAATATGAAAAATATTAATCACATTATAACAGAGGAAAATCTTATTGTGCATTTTTATCTAACTTGGATTCAAATAAGCTAGAATCAACCTACAGTAATGCTCTAATCATCCTTGTAGGTTGATTCTGGCAATATAACTATTTTATCCTTACACGAAGAGCAAAATTGGGCATATTGAATGCATGTTTTTAATGAATCATTTGGTTCCATTGGCCACCATCGGATTGCGCCCATTGGCGCTATAGACGCAAAAGACTCGACTTCTTCAGGAATACGACCTACAACCACTACTTCCATATCTTTAAAGTTAGTTTCTATACCCTTTTTAAGAGTTTCAAACAATTTATCATGCTTAACTTCTGGAAAAAAGTATGGAATTGGAAATAACATTGAGACTTTTGATAAATCTTCATTAATAATGTGAGCAGATTTACATGCAGTATCATCTTCGTTTCTCTCCCATACACGGTTATATGACTCAAACTCATATACTCCCAATTCTTTAACTCTTGTATGAATTCTTTCACTATAATATCTATACAATTCACTTACGAGAATTTGGATCTGCTGATTTCTAGTAAAAGTTGAGTTATCCCCATTTTCATTTCTATATTGTATATAGACTAAATCGGGAATGCATACATACCTAGTACAAAGAAATGACCGAACGAGCATGTCGTAATCATCTGCAACCAATAGTTCTTCGCGGTGCCCTCCAAGCAGATGGTAACACTCTTTTGTCCACGCACGGGGATGATTTGGTAACCCAACTAAATGACGTATGGTAGTCCCATTGATGACAGTATTTCTTAATACATTTTGCCATCGATTCATTTCATGCACCCAAACCCGATAATTTATGCCGTATCCAAAACCACAATCCCAACCATACCATTGTGCATGGTTGCTCCCTACGTATACCTCTGCACACTCCCCATATGCAAAGCCACATTCAGGATGTTGCGTAAAAGCATTTACGATTTTTTCTAGACAATCAAAAGTTAATTCATCATCATGGTCCATTTCCACTAATATCTCGCCTGTACACAAGCCTGCTGCATATCTTTTAGTTGCTCCTATATAACCATTTCGTTGATCTTGTCGATATCTTCTTACACGAGGATCATCTAATATTAATAAGTCTTTGTTGTAAGTAGAATCATTATCTCCTGAATCATCTACAATTACCCATTCCCAATTGGAGTAAGTCTGATTTAATAGAGATTTATAAGGACGCTGAATTTTTTCTTTTGACTTATATGCGGCTGTGAACACTGATACTAATGGAGTATTTGAAGTAAAATGAGTATCAGGTATTATCTTATTTTCAGGTAATGGATTTGTATAGTGGAGCCAGCAGTGAAATAAATAATCCGGCTTAATATCTACTACAGCTCTATAATGTAACCAACGCTTTCTCTCATAATAGGGTAATGAGTATAGTGTTGGAAATAATTCATCTTTTTCTCCTAAAGAAACATAAACACGTGGACTTTTAGGATTTATATCTAATAATGAATCATTAGGTTCATACAATTTCACTGTTATTCCATTTTCGCTAAGCCTTTTTAACATTTCCTCAAATCCATCCAATGTATCCTTCATTGAAACAAATAAATGTGCTGTTAATAGTGGAGTATTATTTGATTGCATGTTTATCCCCCTTTTGTTATCAAATCTATAATTGTATTTCATCATTACTATATCTATAGATTCCCATATTCTAAATTACACTTATACTATCAGTATATATTTAAAACTGTAAATGCATGACCTTAATTTCGGCCGAATATACACACAAGTAAAGTTTTTACTTTGTGTATTTATATGTCTTTATCTAAAATCTTTTTTATATTCCTCTATTCTCTTTATCCATTCCTTAGTAAACATATCCCCTATTAATTAAAAGAATCCAAAAAAGATCATAGTCTTCTGTACCATTACTTATTGTCAATTTTCTATTTACTCTGTGATTGTCTAACCTACTGTATATATTTTTGATTTTTTCCTGAGTATCCGATATATGATTTTTTTCTATGGCATTGTTAATACTTTTATACTTCTCATACGTTTCAATATTACCACTCTTTATTTTATTAATTTCTTGTATAATGTCATTTATATTGTTATAACTGCATACTTCAAATTCTTCATCAAATTCAGTAAGAATAGGACAATGACTATTTGTGAATTTTATTATTGATAATCCATATTTAGAAGCATCTAATAGTGATGTCATACTTCCCATCATAAAACAATCTAAATATATATCTGCCATTTGATAAAATTCCTCTATTTCTGTTACTACTCCTAATGCTTTTATTTTTCCACCTGTTTCAATATTTATTTCATGCCACTTTCCTGTATCATTAGGACCAATAATATAAACTTTGCAATTATCAACCTTATTAACTATATCTTTTACAATATTAAGATAATTATGGCTATTAATGCTTCTAAATTTATAATTGGAAGCAATAGTTAGTATGATAATTTCATTTTCATTTATTTCATATTTTTTCCTAATTTCATTTCTGTTAAAATCTTTTTTAAAGTCTAAAGGTATCGGTAATATGCAAGAATTATTACAACTTCTTCTAGTTAAAGTCAACTTTTGTCCGGAAGGTCTAAGATCTATAACTAAATCAGCTATACTTGCTCCAAGCCAAAAAAGATGATCTCCATGATTCATATAAATTATAGGTGGTCCATCATCTATTCCAAATGCTATTACAGGAATTGGATCCATCATATGCATATGGAGTACTACTATATCCGCCCATTCATATGCTAGTTTTCTAAGCTTTGCAGCTCTTTCAACATATTTATCAGAAACAGCTTCAAGAGAAGAAATCCATCCACCGCTATTTTTTATTTCATCTAAAAGCCACTGTGGAGTACTTTTTATCTGCCACGTAGTAACTAATGAATGGATGGAATCCGGATCACTTTTTATCCAATTTTTTGCAAGTCTTGTATGACCTCCTGTAGAGTATCCTTCGCTCAAAACATGAAGAACTTTTCTTTTTTTACCATTTCTACCTTTTATGATATAATCTTCTGTAGGTAATTTGCTTGCACATTCTAAAAGCATATTTTCTATTTCTGGAGATTGATAAAAATCGGGATGATACACACTCCAAGAAGCCCTGGTTGCAAAATCATAAGCATTTTTTGCCACACCTTCATAATCACTTAATCCTAAGCTATTTTTCATGGAATAAAAATAATTTTCTAAATTTTTTCTATTTTGAACTAATATATTCATAGCCTCTTCTCTGTTGAAATCAAATAAGTCTTTAGATTTAGAAATATTTCTATTTTGTATAATTGAATATTCTTTCAGAAAAATTTGTCTATATTTTTCAGTTTCATTTTGAAGATTATTATCAACTTCACTGCCCCAATCATGAATACACCATGTTTTCTCCTGTCTTGGAACTATAACTTGAAATCCTTTTTTATTAAACTCCATACATTCTGCAATATCATAAAAATATAGGCCATCAAATAGTTCTTCTTTCCATTTTATATCAAATTGTGTCGCTATTATTAGACCATCTACAGCTTCAACAATTTCATACTTCTCTATAATGTTATTTAATTTATAGTACTGTTTAACTCCATTATTTAAAATATCCACTTCTCCTACTTTGCCTACATCATTCCACCATAAACCACTAGCTGGCAATCTTTTAGCTCCAACAACACCAATTAAACCTATTTGTTCATTGCTTGCAAAAATATCCAAAATGTCTTTTATTATGGTTTTATTTATTATATAAGTATTACTATGAAGATAAATTTTATATTTAGCATCTGTTTGATTTAAACCAATATTATAAGCTTCTGCAATACTTTTATTTAATTTTATACTAATTATATCTATTTCAATACCTAACGGAATTTCTAAATCATCAATATATGAATTGCACACTTTAAACTGGTTTTCATTTAAAACACAGATTATAAATGCAATTTTATTATTATTCATCAAACTACCTCCTAAATTATGCACCTATGCTCAATCATATGATAATTTAAACTTTATATCGTTATCAACAATTCATTTAACACTATACTATCTTATGAATATATTGAAAAAAGTGTTCTCCATGTAATCAGATATAAATATCTGATTACATGATTATTGTGAAAATTATAAAGGTGTTTTTATATAATTGAAGTGTTTAAAGAGCTTTATTTCAAACAGTGTGACATGGAAATGAAAGTTTGATGAGTTTAAAATTAACTAGATGCAGGAACAACAAAAGTATCTCAAATCCATTTCTGAATAATGCGATATATTAATTTAATACTTATTTTTTATTCAACTATCTCTAAATCAATAAATTCCAATATTCTTTTAATTCCTTCCTTAAAACTCACATTACAAGACCATCCTAAATTTTGTTTCAATTTATCTACAATTGGTTCAAAGATTATTATACTTTCACTATTATAAGGTATTGCTCCAAATTGCAACTCACTATTTGATTTACAAATATCTTTCATATCTATTACAAATTCTTTAAGTTGCCTACTTTCTCCACTTGCAATATTATATATTCCATCCATACACGATGTATTTGCAAGTAAATACATTGCTCGTGCTAAATCTTCTACATAGATAAAGTCCCAATTTTGCATACATTGGGTTAATTGTATACTTTCATTTTTTTTCATCCTAACTAATGCTGACATAACAATTGTTCCTTTATAATCATAAATACCATATACACTAAATATTCTTGCCCAAATAAATTTTATACTATTTTCTTTAGCCATTTTCTTAAGTGTTTGATAAGCTTTTAATTTTGCTTTACCATATTCAGTAACTGGTTTTGCAGGATAGCTTTCATTAATTTTACCAACACATTTACCATACTCAGCTTGCGAGCCAGCGCCTATAAATGTATTGCATCCTAATCGTTTAGCAACTTTCATAGTATTTATTGCACAATTATAATTTTCATTCTGTAAAATAGCATCATCACGATATGGCATCCTTACACCAGCCCATGCTAAATGATAAAATATATCTATTTTTTTTATTCCAATTCTCTCTATAAGTTTTTCAATTTTTTCCATGCCTATCTCTATAACTGTTAAAAGATTGTTTTTAGGCAATCTATCTAAATTTTTTGAACTTGGTCTAACTACAGCTATAACTGCACAGTTATTTTTAAGATATTCCTTAATTATATGTACTCCTATAAAACTAGTGGCACCAGTTATTACTACATTTTTCATAATTTATAATCCCTCTTTCTTTTTACTAACTTATAAATTAGTAAAACTAGCATTATTAATACTAGTTCTACTGTACTTAAATATTACAAATTTCCATTAATCTATTAAATAAATTTCTATCTAAAAGTGGATCTTGATCATGAATTGGTCTACCCATAGCAAGCTTAGGATACAAATAAGTAGTATCACTTAAGTTTATTTCTATAAAGCAAGGTTTATTATCCACTAACATATTTTCGCATTTTGAAATTTCCTCTATAGAATTTATATTTATATATCTTAAACCATAGGCAATTGCAATTTCTTGAAAATCAGGAGTCGTATAGCCGCTCTCTTTTTTAGTTTGTACAAAATTGGATTCAAAGTACATTTCCTGAAAATGACGAATCATGCCTAATGAGTTATTATTGAGTAATATAACTTTAACAGGAATATCTTCTCTTACTACAAATTGGAGTTCTTGAATATTCATTTGTAATCCGCCATCTCCATTAAAACAAATCACGTTTTTCTTGCTACCATAATATGCACCAATGGCGGCTGGAAGTGAATATCCCATTGCACCATGTCCTCCTGAAAAAAGCATTTTTTGATTGTTTTTCATAACAAAAGATTGTGCTACCCATACCTGATTCTGACCAACATCAGTTGTTATAATTGAGTTGTCTGGAACCTTATACGAAAATTCTTTTATAATGTCATTTTCATACTGCACCATAATGAACTTAAGTTCTTCTTGTATCTTATTACATGCATTTATCCATTTTTGATAGTTGTCTTTTACTTTAAATTCTTCTGTATTCAGCATTGATATTATTTTCTTTAAATCTACAACAAGAGATATTTCATCCTCTTTTATTTTGTTTGTGAGCTCGCCGCTATCAATATCTAATCGTATGATTTTTGCATTCTTTGCAAAAAATTTCAAATTACTTCCAGTTTGTCTACAATCAATTCTAGAACCAAAGCTTATAATTAAATCACTATTTGATATAATAAAATTTGCACATCTATCCCCATAAGCACCTATAAATCCAAAATTATTTTCAATACTATTTGATAATACATCTCTTCCAATCATGCTTGTAACAACTGGAATGCCTATTAAATCAACAAAATTTCTAAACCTATTGCCAATATTTGCAGTATTAACACCATTCCCTACTAAAATAACAGGTCTTTTAGATGATTTCAACATTTTTAATATAGTATTTTTTATATCTTCATAATAACAGGTAGCTTGTTCATCTTTTTTTGATTTATAGCATTTTAAATCTTCTGGAATAATATCAGCGCTTTGAATATTCATAGGAATATCAATAAGTACAGGACCTGGTCTCCCATTACAACTTATATCAAATGCTTTTTCAAGTTCATACTTAATATTATTCTCATTATCGATTTTCACTGCATATTTTGTAATAGATTTTACAATACTTACAATATCAGTTTCTTGAAATCCTTTTTGCCTAACAAGCATGTCTCCCTTTGATTCATAGGTATTAACCTGTCCTGTAATAAATATGCATGGTATAGAATCAAAGTAGGCATTTGCAATCCCTGTAATAAGATTTGTAGCCCCTGGTCCGCTTGTAGCATATGCGATTCCTGGTTTATTTGATATTTGAGCATATCCACAAGCACAGAATGCAGACCCTTGTTCATGATAATTTACATGTGCAAAAATGCAATCTTTGTATTTATTAAAGGAATCAATAAGATGTGTTACCATTCCACCAGGATAACCAAATACATCAGTTATTTTTTTTTCAATTAAAAAAGTTACAATATAATCACTTAACTTCACATTACAATTCCTTCCACAATTGCTTAAATGATTCGAATTTATTTAATAGAAAATTTAGAATGTATAATTTTAACAGCCTCTTTTATTATTTTACTCATGTAGTCTATCATTTCATCAGTCATTCCTGGATATACTCCTACCCAAAAAGTATGATTCATAATTCTATCTGTATTTGTTAAATCACCAACAACACGATATCCATTGTTATTAGCCCTCAATTCGTCAAAACATGGATGCTTTATCAAATTTCCTGCAAATAACATCCTTGTTTGAACACCTTTGCTTTCAATATATTGAACAATCTTATTTCTATCTAATCCATCTTTGCAAGTAATAAGGAACCCGAACCAACTAGGATCAGAATTTTTACATGGAACAGGTAATATGAGTTTATCTCCAACTTCTAATAACCCATTTTTTAATCTTTTAAAGTTTTCTTTTCTTCTTTCGACAAAATAAGGAAATTTTTTAAGTTGTGCACATCCTATGGCTGCTTGCATATCAGTTGCTTTTAAGTTATATCCAAAATGCGAATATACATATTTATGATCGTATCCAATAGGCAATTCACCATATTGCTTATCAAAACGATGTTTACATAAATTATCCATTCCAGAAGGACAAACACAATCTCTTCCCCAATCTCTGAGTGAACGAATTATTTTATTAAGCAATAGATTATCTGTGTATACTGCTCCACCTTCACCCATTGTCATATGATGTGGTGGATAAAAACTTGACGTTCCAATATCACCTATTGTACCTGTAAATTTTTCTTTTCCATTTATTGTATATTGGGAACCAAGTGCATCACAATTATCTTCGATTAGCCATAAATTATTTTTATCACAAAAATCTTTAACAGCACTTAAATTGAAAGGATTCCCTAATGTATGAGCAATCATAACAGCCTTAGTTTTATCTGATAGTGCTTTTTCTAGAATTGTTACATCAATATTATATTGTGGAATTGTAACATCGACAAAAACAGGTACTGCACCAAATTGAATCATAGGAGTAACAGTAGTAGGAAAACCTGCTGCAACAGTAATGATCTCATCACCGCGTTTTACTGCTCTATCTCCGAGTAGTGGCGATGTTAAAGCCATAAAAGCATTTAAATTAGCACTTGAACCGGAATTAACAAGACTACAATATTTCACATTTAAATATTTAGCAAATTCCCTTTCAAATTCATCTGTATATCTTCCAGATGTAAGCCAAAATTCAAGAGAACTATCTATAAGATTAACCATTTCTTCATTATCATAAACTCTTGATGCATAAGGAATTTTTTGACCTTCTACATAATCAGCTTTTTTATGATACTTATCACAATATTCACTAACAAGCTTTAAAATTTCGTTTTTATCTTTTTGCTGCTTTAAATTATCTGACATGGTTTATTCTCCCTCTTTAAAAAATTCTATTATTTGTTTAGTCATACATTCATTAATATCATATTCTCCTAAATAACATTTTGCCCACTCAACTGTTTTTTCAATTGCTTTTTCTACACTCCATCTAGGGGTCCATCCCAATATCGTTTTAATCTTAGAACAATCTAACTTTAAGAAATTCGCTTCATGAGGTCCTCCTATAAATTTATCTTCCCAAGTCATATTTTGTCCCCATTTTTTGCAAAATATATCCACCAAAGTTCCTGTTGTTATACAGTCAGACTCATTAGGTCCAACATTATAATAACCACAATATTTTATATTCTCATATTGTTTTTTAGCTATCATAAGATATGCTCCTAATGGCTCTAAAACATGTTGATACGGCCTAGTTGAATGTGAATTTCTTACGATGATTGTTTGCTTTTTTTCAGCTGCTCTAATGCAGTCTGGAATAATTCTATCATTAGCAAAATCACCACCACCTATTACATTACCAGCTCTAGCTGTAGAAATTGCAACTTGCCCTTCGCCAAAGAAAGAGTTCTTATAACTATGAGTAACGAGTTCTGAACAAGACTTACTATTTGAATACGGATCAAATCCATCTAATTGTTCATTTTCACGATATCCCCATTCCCACTCATTATTTTTGTAGACTTTATCTGTCGTAATATTTAAAAATGACTTTGCACACTCATTTTTTCTAATACATTCAAGTATATTAACAGTTCCCATTACATTAGTTTCATATGTGTAAACGGGTTCTTTATAGCTATCACGTACAATAGGTTGAGCTGCAAGATGAAAAATTATTTCAGGTTTATATTTATTAAATGTATCCATTAGCTTTTCTAAATCTCTAATATCGCCAATTACAGAGTTAATTTCTTTATTAATTCCAGAAATCTGGAACAAATTTGGATTTGTAGGTGGAATTAAGGAATATCCTATAACTTCAGCACCAGCTTTAACAAGTATCTTCAAAAGCCAAGATCCTTTAAATCCAGTATGTCCTGTTACTAAAACTTTCTTTCCTTTATAAAATTCCAAATCTATCACCATTTTTTCCATGGAGCCTCCCCACTTTCCCACAAAGCTTCAAGTTGTTGCTTATCTCTTTGTGTATCCATGCACTTCCAAAACCCTTCATGTTTATATGCCATGAGTTCCCCCATCTTAGCAGCTGTTTCTAGTGGAGCTTTTTCAAATACTGTACTATCTCCTTCAATATAATCAAAAATCTCAGGATTAAGCACCATAAATCCCCCATTAATCATGCCACCATCATCAGCATTTTTTTCACGAAAGGCATTAATTACATTATCCTTATTAATATCAAGAACACCAAATCTTTGCTCTACATTTATTGCTGTCATAGTAGCTATTTTTCCATGAGATTCATGAAATTTAACAAGTTCAGCAATATTAACATCACTAACTCCATCTCCGTATGTAAGCATAAATGGGGATTTATTGATGTATTTTTGTATTCTTTTAATACGTCCGCCTGTCATAGTATTAAGACCTGTATCAACTAACGTAACTTGCCAAGGTTCAGAAAAATTATTGTGTACAGTCATCTTATTCTTTTTAACAAAGTCAAATGTAACATCACTTCTATATAAATAATAATCTGCAAAATACTCTTTAATCATATGAGCCTTGTATCCACAACAAATTACAAAATCATTGTATCCATAATGTGAATATATCTTCATAATATGCCATAGAATAGGCATATCTCCAATTTCAATCATTGGCTTTGGTCTTAAGTGACTTTCCTCTGAAATTCTTGTTCCAAATCCACCTGCTAATATTACAGCTTTCATTTCTAGCTCCTTTATCAATATTCAACTTAAAATTTTATCTATAACAGTATTATCTTATGAATATACTGAAAAAAGTGTGCTACTCTGCAACCATATATAAGTATTGATTACAGGATTGTTTTGTAAAATTATAAAGGTGTTTATAAGTATTATTTAGAAAAAAATAGATAATTATAAAATATGCAAGTATTAGGGACTATTTATTTTTTTGTATTCAAATACATTAAATTATCATACCATATATTATGAAATTCTTGGGTTTGTGATTACTAGTTTATGTATGATAAAAGCTATTTAGCAGAAGTGGAATTTAAAAATATTAAACATTATTATTAAGGGGGAATTAATAAATGACTATCGAAAAGAGATTAAATAATATTTCCTGTAAAGAATATTGCGATATTCATAATATGAAATATTCAATTATATTAAAACAGCATTATCAGAAAATATATATACCTAACTATAGAGAGAAACCGGAAGCTATTAATTATATGAATGTAGTAAAATACCCAGAAATTTTTATTTCCGAATTAAATAATGTTAATATAATTGGCGCAAATTATATAATTTTTGATGAAAATAATTATTGTATTTATGATCTACCACTAAAAGATGATGAAAATAAGTTTGATTTAAGATGTAATAATACAATATATGTAGATAAAAATAATACTTGTATTAACTATAATGAACCTATTGAAACTATTGAAGAAGGAATAATGCTAGTAGGTGCTTGTTCTTATAATTTTTCTCATTTTCATACAGAAGTGTTGTCTAAATTATGCCTTATTAATGGAGTAGATGAATATAATAATGTCCCAATATTGATAGATGAAATTTGCCTTAGAACACCACAGTTTCTAGAAGAGTTAGAAATGCTTAATAAAAATGGTCGTAAAATAATTTCTATAAAAAAATGGTGCTGCTATAATATAGAAAAATTAATATACATTTCAGATTTAGCGATTTATCCGTTTCAGATTAAAGAAGGTTATTTGTTAAAAAATAAAGATTGTGTTATGGATGATTTATGCATCAAACTATTAAATGAAAATTTGTCAATTAAAAGTAATATATTTAGGAAAATATTTATCTCTAGACGAAATACTCCTAACCCTAGATTAGAAAATCAGGATATTGTTGAACAGATTTTTTCAGAAAATGGTTATGAAATCATTTTTCCTGAAGCAATGCCTTTCTATGATAAATTGAAAATATTTTCTGAAGCTGAATTTATAGCAGGTGCATACGGCGCTGGATTTACAAATATTGTATTTGCTAATAAAAATGCAAAAATCATATGTATACAACCAAAAGCAATAGAATGGCCTTGGATTTCAAATATAGCTGGTATATTAGGACAACATTGCTACTTTTTAGATGCAGAACTTTCTAAAGAAACACCATTTAGGTATTATCAGAATAGCTTTAAATTGGATGAAGAATTTCTAAAAAAATTTTTAAAAATTATGAAATAGCCGCATTTTAAGCCTTGAGTTAAAATAAACCTTCACCCAAGGCTTATTTTTAGATTCATGATCTTTATGTTAAATACTTGTATATTGAACATTTTTTCAATATATGCATACGATAAAATGAAATAAAGTAACTGTAAGAGAAAGGTTATATTGATAGGTGGGGATATGAGTAAATGTATAATTTCAGATACTGCTACAGTTAAAGAAAATGTTATTATTGGTAATAATGTACTCATTGAAGATAATTGTTTTATAGACCATGGAGTAATAATAAGAGATAATGTTCATATAAAAAAAGGAAGCTTCATAGGAGCGAGATGTATTCTTGGAGAATACTTAATGGATTTTTATTCTGATAGGATAAATAAAATTAATCCTTTAATTATAGGAGAAAATTCGTTAATTAGGAGTGAAACAATTATTTATGGTAATACAACTATAGGAAATAACTTTCAAACTGGTCACAGAGTGACTATTAGAGAAAGCTCAATAATAGGTAATAATGTTAGAATAGGAACCTCATCTGATGTGCAAGAAGAATGTATTATAGGTAATTATGTAAGTCTTCATAGTAACGTATTTGTAGGTGAGAAAAGTTTAATAAAAAATTTTGTTTGGATTTTTCCGCATGTAATATTGACTAATGATCCTACCCCACCCTCACAAATTATAATAGGCGCTACTTTAGAAGATTATTCAGTAGTTGCCGCCGGAAGTATAATTTTACCTGGAGTGAATATAGGTGAGGAATCCTTAGTAGGTGCAGGAAGCATCGTAACTAAAAATGTTGAAAAAGAAACAGTAGTTGCTGGAAATCCAGCAAAGAAAATATGTTTAACTAAAGATATAAAAAATAAACTTACAGGTAAGCAAGTTTATCCTTGGAAATATAATTTTTCCAGAGGAATGCCTTGGGTAAAATTAGGATATGAACAATGGTTAAAAAATGAGAAGTTAAAATAAATTATCAATTTTACAATACTAAATCTTACCTATATGTTGAAACAGGAGGAACTAACAAATGAGCATTGAAAGAAGATTAAATAATATTTCATGTAAAGAATATTGTAATATTCATAATTACAAATATTTTATTAAACAAAAAGAACAGTCTCAGAAAAATTATATTCCAAATTACAGAGATAATACTAAAGCTAATAACTATATAAATATTAAGTTTCCGGAAATTTATATAGCTGAGTTATATAATGTAAACTTAATTGGTGGAAATAGTATAATTTTTGATAAAAATGATAATTGCATTTATGATTTACCACTAAGAGATCATGAAAATAGATTTAATTTAGCAGTGAGCAATGTATATTTCGTGGATAGAAATGTTACTTTAACTTACTACGAAAAAGCAAATGAAAAAATTGAAGAAGGTATAATGCTTTTATCAAATGCTTCTTTTAACTATTTTCATTTTAATATGGAAGTACTATCTAAATTATGTTTAATTAATGAAATAGAAGAATATAATAAAATTCCAATATTAGTGGATGAAAGATGTTTTAAAATTAAATCTTTCAAAGATGAATTAGACATGCTAAACATTCACGGTAGAAATATTATCCCACTGAAATTAGGATATTGTTATGATATTGATAAATTAATATATATATCAGACTTACTTATTGGACCTATTGATCTAAAAAAAAATACTTTGCTAAGATATGAAGATTATATTATGAATGATACTGCTGTTAATTTGCTTCATGATAATCTGTCTATTAATGGTACTACTTCTAAAAAATTATTTATTTCTAGAAAAAATTGTTTCGGTACTAGAATACTATTGAATCAAAATACTATTGAACAAATTTTTAAGGATCATGATTATGAAATTGTATACCCAGAAATAATGTCATTTCAAGATCAATTGAAAGTTTTTTCTGAAGCTGAATTTATAGCAGGTGCAAGTGGGGCTGGATTTACCAATATATTATTTGCTAATAAAAATGCAAAAATTATTTGCATTTTACCTAAAGAAATACAACTCTCCTGCTATTCAAATATAGCTGGCGTATTAGGACAACAGTGTCATTATTTAGATGCAAAAGTTCATTATAATCCTAATGTTGTTCTTTATCAGAATAGCTTTGAATTGGAAGAAGATTATTTAAGAAATTTTTTGAAAAATGTTTAACAATATTTATTAAGGAGGCAACATGTATAATTGTTCCTTGTTAAAATTTATAAATATAAATGGTAAATATGGCGATTTAACACCTATAGAGGAAATGGTGGATATTCCTTTTGATATAAAACGTATTTATTATATTTCAAAAGTACCACTTAATATAACAAGAGGTTTCCATGCTCACAGAAAACTTCATCAAGTACTCATATGTGTTAATGGCTCTGTAAAAGTAAAAGTTAAAAATCCAAAAGAAGAAGTCGAGTTTTTATTAAACAACTCATCAGTAGGTCTATATATTGGACCTTATGTTTGGAGAGAAATGTATGATTTTAGCGATGGTGCTGTTCTTTTAGTACTGGCATCTGAGTATTATAATGAAAATGATTATATACGAAATATGGACTTTTATATGCAAGAAGCATGTAATAGATATTAGGAAGGGATTTATATGAAAATACCATTTTTGAATTTAGAACCAATGCATATGGAAATAAGAGATGAAATTGTAAGTGCTTTTGAGAAAATATATGATAGAAATTCATTTATTTTAGGAAACAGTGTAGAAGCCTTCGAGGAAGATTTTTCTAAATATTGCCATGCTGATTATTGTATAAGCTGTGGAAATGGATTAGATGCCCTTTCCATTATTTTAAAAGGATATGATATTGGTGATGGTGATGAAGTTATTGTGCCTTCTAACACCTTTATTGCTACCGCACTGGCAGTTTCTTATGTTGGTGCAAAAATTGTTTTTGTGGAACCTGACATTAAAACCTTTAATATAGATACAAATAAAATTGAAAAAGCTATCACTCCAAAAACAAAAGCTATTATTGCTGTTCATCTCTATGGAAGACCCGTAGAAATTGATAAAATAAAAGTGCTTTGTAAAAAATATAATTTAAAACTTATAGAAGATGCAGCTCAAGCACATGGAGCAATATATAATGGTAAAAAAACAGGAAATCTTGGTGATGCAGCTGGCTTTAGCTTTTATCCTGGAAAGAATTTAGGAGCTTTAGGAGATGGTGGAGCTATTCTAACTAATGACAGTCTATTGGCACAAAAAGTGCGAGCTATAAGAAATTATGGCTCAACAATTAAATATCATCACGAGTATAAGGGTATTAATTCAAGGCTAGATGAAATACAAGCTGAAATTTTAAGAATAAAGCTTAAGTACCTAGATAAATGGAATGCTAGTAGACAAGAAAATGCCAAACTATATCTTGAAGGAATTAATAACAATAAAATAGCTCTTCCATTTATAAACTCACCATATGAGTCTATATGGCATATTTTTATAATAAAAACTGAATTTAGAGATAAGCTAGTGAATTATTTAAAGGCTAATGGAATTGAAACTTTAATCCATTATCCAATACCTATTCATCTACAAAAGGCATATGAGGATTTGGGATATAATTCTGGAGATTTTCCAGTGGCAGAGACCATTTCAAAGACAGTATTAAGTTTGCCACTATGGTATGGAATACGTGAATCAGAAATTAATTATGTAATAAATGTTTTAAATCAGTGGTAAAAGTATACTAAGAATTAAGAAATCAAAATAAGCACCGTCTACATGAAAAATAATTCTATATAGAAGGAGGATATAATAAAGCACTTTTGCTTATTATATCCTCTTCTTTATTAAATTTCATTATCTTTTAATTTATATATAATTTTCTAGTAGATTTAATGACATTTACAACGTCTATCTACAGATCTAGAATAAGTGAATATTACATCAAATTTAACGTCTTTATCACATTTACTTTTTGCTTTGAAGCATAAAATATCGGTTGGAAACCACTCATCAGGAATTTCAGATAAATTGCGACGTGGTATGAATATTATGCCTGATTTAACTATTTTATAATATCCAAGAGAACCGCGTATAACTGCTTCTCCACATATACACTTTATATTATCACCACAATATTCTATTTCAATTGTCTCATCACCACAACATTTTTTTGCAAACGCTGTAAAATATTGTAATTTGCCTGAGTTCACATAAATAATCTTATTTTTACGTCCAAAAGCTACTTCTAAATCACAACTTATCTTTACAGGTGGCACATGACACCCATGACCTTTTCCTTCATCAGTTTCTCTTTCTTTTTCAGTTTTTTTCTTAGGTTCTGCTTTTAATTCGATATCTTCATCTTCATATACATACTCTTCTATTAACATATCTAAATCTAGCCCTGATGCTAAATCTGCCTCTTTCATAATTTCTTCTAAAGATATTTCTTTATTTTTCATAAATTTCCTCCCAAATTATCTATATAAATATATTAGTTTATTCATATAGTTTTCTTTTCTCATTTCAATTAATTTTCTTTTTAGTTATATAAACAAATTTTTTAATTATTGCAATTATTCACATAAAAGCATAATTAACTATTAAATACCGTTTTTATTATATGATAGTATATGAATTGACACTTTAAGATGACACTCCTCTTTCCATGAAAAATTAATAAGCTTCACGAATATCTATCACTTAAAAATTAAGTATTACTAATGTTATATTTTGTAAACTTTATAGCATAGAAAATGGCATGAAATTACATAGTAAACTGAATTGGATCTACTTTAAATTTCACATCACTTTATATCAAATTTAACAATTTAATATATTTCTATACTCAACTGATATTAATAATTTGATTCATATAATTTATACAATTATTGACTAGTTGTTTTTGAATGTACCTTAGTAATAACATCCACATGAATTACAACTGAATATTACAACAAAATCATAGCATTCTTTATTACATTCGTCAGTTGCAGTGAAAGTTAAAAAATCATTCTTTCTAGGATTTAATTTAGGATAAGTTTCTACAAATATTCCCGATTCAACTATTCTATATATTCCAAGATTCCCGCATATCCCATTACTTTGATAACATCCTTTATATTTAATAGTAACATCACCACGGCATTTTGATACATGAATTGTAAAATATTGAGATTTTCCTGGATGTAAATAAATCATCTTATTTTTCCTATCAAAATTAACTTTCAACTTATAATTGACAGAAATTTTTGATTCTTGTTTATGAGAATAATTCTCCATCTTCTTATCTTCATCTTTAGGAAATTTGTTAACAATTTTATCTTCCTTTATATATTTATCATGAATGTTATCATATCTATCTTTGTTTATACTCATAATATAACCTCCAAATAAACTATTTTCCATAGTTCATTTACAATTTTATTATATAATATTATATTAAGACTTCTTTGAAAATGGTACAATTATTAACTTAAAAACATAATATGCACTATAAACTTAAAAAGGAAAAGGACGTGTGACTTTGGAGAATAAAGAAACTTGTAAAGAAAAGTGCGAATTTACAGTACATCCTTGTAACTTTAAAGTACAAATAAAGGAAATAAAGCCATTTTACGTATGCGCATGTAAATCTATTGTATTAGATTTAAAAATTGTAAATTATTACAACACTAATAGCTTAATAAAAATTAAATCAAGACCTAGGTACGGAAAATTATACTTGCTAAACGCATCTACTCTTATATATAAATCAACTAAGCGATTCTCTGGATTGGATCTGTTTCAAATACTAATTGAAGATGAATATGGTGGAAAGCATACAGAAACCATACTTATTCGTGTTATAAAGAAATAGAGAGTGAGATTTTAAATAAATCTCACTCTTTTAAATAATTACTAATTGTAAATTAAATTCTATTTATTAGATTCATAATTAGTAATTTCTTTTATTGTATTATCGTCATTCATAAATACAACAGCCGGTTTATATTTTTTTGCGTCCTCTTCCTCAATTTGAGCATAAGCAATTATTATTACCTTATCACCAGTTTGTACAAGTCTTGCAGCGGCTCCATTTAAGCAAATAACTCCTGAATCTCTTTTCCCTGGAATTACATATGTTTCAAGCCTTGCTCCGTTATTTACATCAACAATTTGAACTTTTTCATTTTCTAATATTCCTGATGCTTCCATTAATCTCTTATCTATTGTTATGCTTCCTACATAATTTAATTCAGCCTGCGTTACTGTAGCTCTGTGTATTTTTCCTTTTAACATAGTAAGTATCATTTTTTATCCTCCTTGTATATGTGTAATAAGTTTAATTGTTATTAAAATTTTACTATATTCCGTAATTCAAATTTAATGTTTAAAAATAATTATTTTATAAAATCTTTACCTACACGGTTAATTCTATATAAATTTGTAAATGAAACATATATCTCATCATTAATTAAATTCTTTATATAAATTAGTGTGAACTAATTTATATAAAGATAATTTTTCCAGCTATAAGTTTACTATAACAGAAAATTATACCTCAAATATAAAATTATCTATTAGTCTAGTTTTTCCTATATAAACAGCAATTGGAACCAATATGCTTTTTTCTATATTTTCTATTTTTTGTAAAGAATCCCCATCAACTATTTCTATATAATCTATTTTAGCTAATGGTTCTTTTATTATTTCGTCTTTCATTATTTCTTTAATTTTGTTGGCATTTCTTTCACCATTTTTTAAAAGCTCCTTAGCTATATTTAAGCTTCTGCTTAATACTAAAGCTGCTTTTCTTTCAGTTTTCAAAAGATAAGTATTTCTTGAACTTTTAGCTAGTCCGTCTTCTTCTCGTATTATTGGACATGTAACTATTTCTACATCTATATTTAAATCTCTAACCATTTTCTTTAAAACAGCAACTTGCTGAGCATCTTTTTGTCCAAAGTAAGCTTTATCAGGAGTAACTATATTAAATAATTTAGAAACAACTAAGCAAACTCCATCAAAATGTCCTGGTCTTTTTGCTCCGCAAAGCACACTTGTAAGGTTTGAGACACTTATACTAGTTGATTTATTCTCAAAATACATTTCACTTGGATCTGGATTGAAAATTGCTACTGCACCTGCAGTCATACATAAGTTTAAATCTTTATTTATATCTCTTGGATAACTATCATAATCTTCATTCGGCCCAAATTGTGTTGGATTTACAAATACGCTGACAACTACTTTATCATTTTCAAGTGCAGCTTTTTTTATTAAACTTTCATGTCCTTCATGTAATGCCCCCATTGTTGGTACAAAACCTACTGAAAGTCCTTCACTTTTCCACGACTTAATTAAACTTCTAAGTTCTTTAATTTCTTTTACTAACATTATTCTTCCTCTTTTCTTATTTAGTGATTTAAAAATAACAGATTAATAGCATAACTCATGTTATTCTATTAATTTATAGTTAGCTTTATATTGAATGTACATTAGTATAATTTTTGAAGTTCACTTTCATCAATCTTAAAAGTATGTTTTTCTTCTGGGAATGCACCTTCTTGAACTTCTTTAACATAAGAACCAATAGCTTCTTTCATAATCATACCTAGATTAGCATATTGCTTAACAAACTTTGGTATAAAATCACTGAACATTCCAAGCATATCTTGATAAACTAAAATTTGTCCATCACAATATTTACCTGCACCAATTCCTATTGTTGGAATCGAGACTGAACTTGTAATAAGCTCAGCTACCTTTTCTGGAATTCCTTCAAGTACAATAGAAAATACTCCAGCTTTCTCTAAAAGAACAGCATCTTCTATTAACTTTTTGGCTGCTGATTTACTTTTACCTTGAACTTTAAATCCACCAAAAGTATTGACCGATTGAGGTGTTAATCCAATGTGACCCATTACAGGGATTTGAGCATCTACAATAGCTTTAACTTGCGCTGCAATATTTACACCACCTTCAAGTTTAACTGCACTTGCACCCCCTTCTTTAACTAATCTTCCAGCATTTGAAACTGCTTGTTCAATAGACACATGATAAGATAAAAAAGGCATATCGCTTACTATAAGAGAATTTTTCGCACCTCTCTTAACAGCTTTTGTATGATAAATTATTTCTTCCATAGTAACAGATAAGGTATCTTCTTCTCCCTTAACCACCATTCCAAGAGAATCCCCAATAAGAATTCCATTAACATTACTTTCATCAATTATTTTTGCCATTGAATAATCATATGCAGTAAGCATACTTAATTTTTTTCCTTCAGATTTAGCTTGTTTGAATGTTAATACTGTATTTTTCACTAGTCTAATCCCCCTAAAATTTTATATATTTCCAGATGTTTTTTAGAATCTCTTAATAAATTGTGAAATCTATTTTCATCTTTTGGATTCATAGAATTTACTTTTTTATTTACATTATTCAAATCGTCTTGTTGTTCATTTGCTGGAAGGCTTGTATTATTATCTCTTTGAGCTACAAGCTTTAACAAATTTAAAGATAATATCTTGTATAAAGCTTCCTCTTCTTTTTCGTTTAACCCAATTTTTCTTAAATAACTTGTACCTATATCTAACAAAGATAAAGTAAGGTTAGAAACAAAAACATTAGCTAAATGATAAATTGAAGATGTTTCTTCATTTCTTACAAAAAACTTATTTCCTAAAACTTTAATAATATTAATTACTTGAAAATTCTCTTCATTAAAATTTATTTTATCCTCTCTTAGCTCAGAATTTCCAAATGAAGAATTTATTATATACGCTTTAAAATCTTCAGTCTTATTATCATTTAAAGATGAATTTCCTAAAACCTCACCTTCAATTGAAAAATATATATGTTCTAATTCTTTTAAATCTGTGTTTTTATTTGAAAATGCAAATATGGGATGTATAGAATAGATTAGTGCACCAGAATGTTTGGCATTATATAATACATTTGATTTTAGTGAGCCACTTGTGTGGCAAATAGATTTGTTATTTAGATCAAATTTTGATAATTCTCTATCTATAATTGAAATTGTGTCATCAGGCGTTGTAATAAATAATATATCACTGTCTTTAATAATATCTTGAATGTTATAATAAAATTTTGATTTAGTAATATTAGCTGCTTCAGTGGTTGTTTTTATATTTTTTCCATAAAAGCCACTTAAAGTTATCCCCTTGTGAGTAAAGTAGCGTCCTAAACTTACGCCTACCTTCCCAGGACCAATAAATCCAATTTTAATAGTATCACCTCCATCGTGTGATACAACATCCTAATTTCAATCTCATTCATTATAGATATGAGTTGTATTATAAGTTTTAATGCTTAATAGTTTGGTGTAACTCTCTATTAAGATACTACCCATTGATATTCTACCACTATGTTTTATATTTAACAATAATAATATATAGAAATTAACCTAATTTAAGATTTTATAATAATAGTTTTTAATTTGTTTTATAAAAAAACCATGCAGACATATATCCTACATGGTTTAATAAACTATTACTTATAGCTAATTAAATTCTACTACATTACTTCTTCAATTGACAGTACATTTTCTATACTGTGAAGCTTTAAAATGTATTCTGAATGATCAATTTTTTCCGCTAATGTTAAAGTCATTGTAAGGCCAATAACATGCCTATCATTTTCATTTGATTTCTTAATTTCTATATTAGAAATTTTTGTTCCATCAGATTTAACACTATTCATGAAGTTGGTAACACCAGTTATATGCTTGAGTTCAGCATATACATCTAATATCCTTGAATGAGTTCTTGAATATAAGTCTAGTTTGTGAAGTATTGTTAGTACCCCAATTAAAAATATGCATGATATAATAGCACCTTCATAAAAGCCAATTCCTATAGCGAGTCCCATACAAGCACAGGACCAAAGTCCTGCTGCTGTTGTAAGTCCTTTAACTTCATTTCTTCCAACAACTATAATTGTACCTGCTCCTAGAAAGCCAATTCCGCTTATAACTTGAGCACCCATTCTGCTTGCATCTGTACTTATTTTTAGGATATCCGTCATATATTGGCTAGTTATCATAACCATAGCTGCACCAATGCATACTAAAATATGTGTTCTAAGGCCTGCTGGTCTCTTCTTTCTGCCTCTTTCAGCCCCAAGGATTCCCCCACAAATTGTAGCTAAAGTTAACCTTAGAATTATTGATGCTGTATTAAGTTCTCTTAAATAAATAGATACATTATTAATTACATCTTTCACTATATTCCCCCCATTATCTATACAATATATATGATTCGAAAGCACTATAACTTCTTAAATCACATACAGATATTTATTAATCCTTAGTATATTAACTAAATAAATTTAAAATATCATCTTCTTTTAAGGTATTTATGAAGGCTCCGACAGATAAATCATCTCCTAAAATTTTATTTATTAATTCTCTCTTCGAATCTTGAAGTTCTACTATTTTTTCTTCAATAGTTCCACTTGAAATTAATTTAATTACTTCAACTACATTTTGTTGACCAATTCTGTGAGCTCTATCTGTAGCTTGATCTTCAACAGCTGGATTCCACCATGGATCAAAGTGTATAACTATATCTGCACTAGTTAAATTAAGTCCTGTCCCTCCTGCTTTCAAAGAAACTAAAAATATAGAATTTTCTCCATTATTAAATTCGTCAACCATTTTCATTCTATTAATTGATGAAACTTTTCCATCTAGGTAAGAAAATAAGAACTGTTTTCCTTTAAGTATCTTACCTATATTTTTAAGTACAGATGTAAATTGAGAAAATACTAGTATCTTATGACCTTCTTCTATACCTTGCTCTAAAAGTTCAATAAGTGCTTCTATTTTGCCACTGGTAGCTACATAATTATCCATTGTAACAGAAGGATCTAAACATATTTGACGAAGTTTTGTTATATAAGATAAAATTTCAATTTTACTCTTATTGAATTCAAGGTCTTCAACTTTTTTTTGAATTAAATCTTTAACGTAATTTGCATAAGTCTCATATACTATTTTTTGTTCATCACTTAATGGTACAAGTAATCTCTTTTCTATTTTATCTGGTAATTCTTTAATTACATTTTTCTTGTAACGCCTTAGAATAAATGGTTTTACAAGTCTATTTAATTCTTCTAATATTTCTGGTCCTTCTTCAAGCCTTCTATGATACCTTGTTACAAATTTTTTCTCATTATATAAATATCCTGGCATTATAAAATCAAATATTGACCAAAGCTCCATTAAAGAATTTTCTATAGGCGTTCCTGTTAATGCGAACCTACATTTTGCTTTAATTTCCTTAACTGACTGTGCACTTAATGAAGTTTGGTTTTTAATATTTTGAGCTTCATCTAAAATGCAATAATAAAATTCCATATTATATAGTTCTAAATCACGTCTTAGGAGATTGTAAGTAGTTAAAATAACATCATAATCTTTATAATTTTTTATTAATTCTTCTCTTTCTTCCCTTGTACCATTTGAAATAGCAATTTTCATAGATGGTGCAAACTTCTTAAATTCATTTTTCCAATTATAAATTAAAGAAGTAGGAGCTATAATAAGTGTTTTTGAATTTGGTTTTGAAAGCAAAAAAGTTATTGCTTGAAGTGTTTTTCCAAGTCCCATTTCATCACCTAGAATTCCTCCAAAACCTAAATAGTCTAAGGTTCTAAACCAATTGTAGCCTTCTTTTTGATACTCACGAAGTTTAGCTTGAAGTCCAAAAGGTGGTTGAAATGATTTATCCTTAATATTCTTTACTCTTCCCTTAAGTTCTTTAATTTCATCACAACTCTCTATAAATCTAAGTTCTTTTTCTTCTAAATAGTCTTCAATATAGGCAGCTTTATTTATTGGAAATTCAATTAAGTTATTTTTTAATTCGTCTTCTAAAAGCAAATTATCCATAAGAATTAAAGCTTCCTTAAGCGCTGTTGCTTGTAAATCTAAAAATTCACCGTTCTCTAGTTTGTAATATTTTAAATTATCTCTAAAGCTTCTAAGTATCTTTGTAACTTCACTTTCTGAAATATTAGAAAGTTCAAATTGAAATTCAAAATAATTAAACTTTCCTTTTCTAACGTCTCCTTTAAAATCAGATTTTTTAATGTCTTTTATTCCATTAAATCTTTCAGAATAAAAGACCTCACCATACTTTTGAATCTTTTCTATTTCATACTTAAAGAATTTAAAAGCATCCTCATCATCTTTAAAAAAGTACATTTTTCCATTAACTTCTTCAAAACCAAGACTTCTTAGTAATCCAAAGACTTCATATTCTTTATTTGTATCCCTATATATGACTTTATCTGTATATTCCTCGAAATAATTAAACTCATGTCCTTCATAAGACACCTTAAATAATAAAGATATTTCTTTGTCTTTATCAAAATAAAATCTAAAGCTTACCGGTCCTTTTACAACTTTACTCCTTATTTCCTTAGATAAAGTCAGATCCTTTGTAATTTTTTGCAACGAGGGTATCAGTTCTTTTAAAATTTTATTTTCTTGATCTTTATTAAATCTTACTGTTGATGTTGCATTAAAAATCTTTAAATAAGGAGATAATCTTTCGCACTGCTCTATCGATGGAATGTAAATTAGAGTCCCATATAAAAATACATCTTCATTTTGTGTTAAAGCTTCTGGCATTCCATGCTCAATTCCTAATACTATATAATTATCCTCATTCAATAATGAAAATGGAACAATCATATCTCCTTCTATTATTTCTGATTCTAATATTCTATAAAAGAAACCATCTCCTAAATATACTCTATTCTTTTTTATAATATTAAGAAATTCCTTAACCATCATATCTGGAATAGTTAATATTTTCCCATCTATCAACCTATCTTGATGACGTCTAAAATTTCTATTGTGCTCTTCCATGTTTTTGATATTGTAAAGAAATTTTATTAATCTTTTATCTTCATAAGAAAAACATTGCTCTTTTATATCAAAAACAAAATCTTTTCCATATTTGATTGGAATTTTATTATAAAGTGATACTAAAAATTGATTAATATCACGAATCATATACATTTTATTACTTTTGTTCCTAAGACCTATTTTGAATTCAGCTTGAAGCTTAGATGACCAATTATTTTTATTTATAGTAATATCAACCTTAAGGTTTTCTTTTTGACTATCTCCAATAAGAAAAGATAGCAGATCCTCATTATTATTGGCTTTTGCATTATGTTTATTTTTCTTAATCTCAATACTTTTTGTTATCTTATTTCTCAATTCATCATCAGCATCAATATTTCTTAAAAACTGATAAAAAGTTGCAACTAAATGTTTGCAGCAATAATTATCCCTTGTAAATTCATTTTTTTCAAAATCCATGCAGCTGCAATAGGACCCGATAACATCTTTTGTTTCATTATCAATTTCAAGCTTACATAGATATTCACTAAGAAGACTTTCTGAAACTACTATAGATCGTAATTTAATATTATCTTTATCTACGACTACATTTAATTCTCTAAGCAAATCATTATTTAAAACACGGTCACCTTTTATTCTAACTGAATTGGTTATGCTTTTATTAAAGCCTTCTAGTAAAATTTGTTTTATCAATTTTATCACCTGCATTTTTTATTTAATAACTTAATTTAGACATATAAAATAACAAGCCACTAAGTTAAATTGACTCCTATATTGACTTGCTATTTTATTATTCTCTTATTCAAATGTCTTAATTCTATTTATTAGATTTACACTAACATATTCTGATTTAGAAATTCCTTTTCTAAAATATCTTATTTGCTTATACTCTTTCCCTTGAAGATTAATATCTAAAATATCAATTCGCTCTCCTTTAAATATTGTGGCTTCTGGTTTTCCTTTTAAATATATATGTACTTCCAT